GGTGCCGGTGAGGTACTTTTTTCCCGACGCATCGCCCTCGGTGTAAAGCTCAAGCGCCAACTCGTCACCGGCGCGCACACCCTCCTGGTTGGATGCAACGTCCCAGTCCAGGCGAAAGGTCAGCGAGCCGTCCCAGGACTTCTTGCCCGACGTCTTGGCCTCCCAGGTGTCGTCCGCCGATGTCAGATCGGTGACAGCGGCCTTTTCGGTCACGCTGAATTGTGTGACATGACCAATGAAATTCGCGCCAAGTTTTACCTTGCCGTTCTTGCCGTCGTGGCGTGCCATATTGGAGATCTCCTTTAGAGGTTGGGGTTGCCGGTCCGGCCTTCGCCACTTGACCGGAATGTCAGCTTGCAAAGCCCCAGGCGCGGGGCCTCGGTGGTGACAAGCGTTTCGGTGGTGATCAGGTCGCTGGAGTCAAAAACCGCTTCAAGCGCGGGCAGAATTGCCGCCACCAGCGTGGTCGCATCTGCATCAAGCTGATCCTCGATCGTGTCCGGATCCTCGATCGCACGGCGCACAAGCACCTCGGTGAATACCACGTTGTCAGCCTCGCCAAGAGCGACGGCCTGGTGATCGGTGCGCGGGGTTGTGATTTCAACGCTCGGGACGTTGGTCTCATCAATCATTTGCCCGGACGGATGCCGCGTGTACCCGGCACCCTCCGCAGCGGTTCGGACCGCCGCGCGCAAGGCGGCGCGATAGTGCATCGTCTAGGCCTTCGGTTTGGACGCAGAAACGGATTTGACCGGTGCGTCCGATGCGCGGCCCGCCTGTTTCAGATCCCGCGCCTCCTGCTCACTGTCCGCCGTAAAAACGGCACCACGATCCAGTGCTTTGCGCTTCGCTGTCGCCGGCAGGGATTGCAGCGCGACCAGTTCAGGTTTTGTCATGATGACCCTCTCAGATCTGTTCAAGAATGAATATGCGGAACCCGTCATCGGCGGGGTTGCCGGATGGCACCCCGGCGACGATGCGATAACTGATCCCGGCCTGCGTCACGGTCGCGCCTTCACTCAGCGCGCCGATCTGATCAGCCGGGACTTTCAGCGTGGGCGATGTGCCAAGGACAGAAGGTCCGCCCAGTTCGTCGCCTGTTTCGACGGGCTCGACCCGCAGGACAGCAGTGGCAATGACAAACGCCGGTCCGGTCTTTGGCGTGACCGTGACGGGCGCGCCGAAAACCTCTGCACAAATCGTGCCGAGCCCATCGAAAACTGACGACATTCTAGCGCGCGGCGCCGTCCAGGCGCACGTTGCCGGTTGTGTCGCCCGATGCCTGCACCGAAGCTGCCACGCCAGCCAGAACCGCGCCGGTGGCGAGGGTGGTCATTTCCTTGTTCGTGTCGTTCCAGTAGATCTTGGCGCCAATGGCCCAGGCTTCGCCGGTTTTCTTGGTGCAGGTGACGACGCCGGTGGTCAGCAGGTCCATATCGGCACCGCTGGCGGCATTGGCCTGCACAACGCCAAGCAGGGCGTTCACCAACAACACCTGACCGGATGTCACGGCGGCAGGGGCGGCGAAGGTCAGAACGACGCCGGGTTGAACGAAGGTTTTCATGTCGGGTTCCTTTTTTTGAATGGGTGAATGCAATAGGGCACCCGAGGGTGCCCTATTGCGTCGCGATCAGATCAGCCGGTCTATGCGCCCGGGTTCTTGTAGGACCCACGGTGGTTCACGCCGCCGGTGCCAAAGTCATGTTCAAGCGAAAAGCTCATGCCCTGACGACCGAAGGGTTCATCGACCCGCGCGCGCGGCTGGCGGGCACCTTCCAGATAACCATGCTTGAACGAATGGGTGCGACGTGCCGGATCCACCAGCAGATACCACTGATTGCCGGTGATCGCTTCGCTCACCACCGGGCGCAGGGTGCGCGGGAACGGGTTCACGTCGTCTTTCTTGGTCGGCGTGATGGCCGCCAGGAACTGCTCGGCCTCGGTTTCCTTGTCGGGCCCGACCAGCAGGATGCTGGGCGCATTGGCCATCAGATTCCGCCCGTCCTTGGCCGTCATCTTGCGCAATGCCGCCCGGCCCGCGCCAACGGCGGCCACGGTGATCGTGGTGCCTGCGGCAGCCAGGTTGCCGTGATCCGCGTGCCACATCGCCGTACCATCCGCCAGCGCGCCATTGGTCAGGAACGATGTCCAGAAAATGCCCTCCTCGAATTCCGGGATGATATCGGCTGCGTTTTCAACAACCTGGGCAATCGCGCCAAGGCTGTCATTGACCATCATCTTGCGCGAAATCGTCATTGCCGATGCATAGGCAAAGAGATTCAGCGTCTCCTTGCCCTCGGTGATCGTGCCGTGCTTGATTTCACCAGTTTCCGAAACCTTCTGCAGCGTCGGGAATTGATCGGCCCGGATGATCTCGTGGTCGCGGAAATCGTTGAAGGTGAATTCGCGCGAGATCGCCACGAAGGTCCGGCCCACCAGCTCATGCCTTTCGGCTAGGACCGCATTGATCGAGCTGGTGAAGATCGCCGGGAAATCCGACGTTGTGTTCATCGCCGACATCAGCACTTCCTCGCGACGCGAGAATCCGGCACCCGCCAGCGGAATTGCCTGACCCGACGCCACCGCAGCCATTTCGATCAGCGAATGATCCATATACGCACGCGCCGCCTCATCCGGAACAGACTGCCCAAGGCGCGCCGTCAACGCCGCCGTCATCTGCGCATTGCGGGTGTCGATCTCATCCCTTGTGATGCGCGCCGAATTGGGGGCCGTTGGCGACACCGGACCGGCCTCTGCCAGCTTGGCCAGGAACTTTCCGCCCGCCGCCTCTGCCGTGGTGCCCGCGTCGATTTCGGCCTGCACATCGGCCTCGCTCAGCTGACCAGAGGCCATGAAGGGCGCGGCAGCCAGACGAATGGCGCTGGCGCGCGTGCGTTCAGCCTGAACCGCGGCCTCAGCAGCCGCGTTTGCCGACGCGCTCATCTGAGCCTCGGTGATAACATCGGAACCCACAGCCAGACTGGCTGCAGGCTGGGTGCCGGTCCCTGCCGGCGTGTTTTGGGGGGTGCTCATGATAGCGAGTTCCTCTTGCTGGTGGGACGGCGCGCGTGATGTCTGCGCCAGGGTGTGCACCTCAAGGCGATGTTGCATCGCAGTCAGGCGTTCGGTGAAAGCTGCTTTCGCGGCCCGTTGAGTTTCAAAGGAAAGCGAGGCGGCGGCAGAAGTGCTTTGCACCAATCCGGCCTCGACCGCCTCTTCGGCGCTGTACCAGGTTTCCGCGCGCATGATCTCGCGTGCCGCTTTCGCGGTGATACCCATCGCATCAGCGTAAACGCTGGCATAACCGTCACCCATCGTGGCCAGAACATCGGCATTGCGGCGGTGTTCCATCTCGTCGCCAAGCGTGATGCCGCGCGGGTCATGGATCATGATGAAGGATCCGGTCGACATTTCCCGGCTCGGCGCGCCCAGCATCAGCAAGGATGCTGCCGACGCCGCCAGACCTTCCACCACCAGATGCACATGGCCCGGATGATTGGCCAGAACGGCGCGGATCGCCTCGCCCTGGGCCGCAATGCCACCGGGTGAATTCAGCCGGATGATCACGTCATCCTCGCCAAAACTGGCAAGGGCCGCACGCACCTGACCGGCGGAGAATCCACCGACCTCGTACCACTCCGCCATCGCGTCGGTGATCACATCGCCGGAAAGAATGATCTCGCCGTTTTGCAGAAGATGTTCAAAGTTCATTTGGTTTTCCCCTCTTTGGGAGTGGTTTTTGAAACGGGAGCGCCTGCGCGTGTTTCATCCTCGACGCGCTCTGCCGCGACGACATCGGGATCAAGGCCGAGTTCGCGTTGCTTGCGCTGGCGGGATGTCAGCCCGGCGTCGATTTCCTTGATTGCAGCCGGAATTTCCTTGGTCGGATCGACCATCGGTTTCTTCGGCGGGGTCCAGATCAGCGTCCAGCCTTCGACGGTCTCGTTTCGCGGATCAAGACGCCATGCTTCTGAAAACCAGCGCGAGACTCCGTCACAGAACTGCTCGATCAGGATCCGCTTTTGCCAGGTCTCGACATTGCGATCCATTTCCACCCGACCGGCCCGAAACCCGGTGTAGTTGATGCCGGTCAGATCACCGGTGAAAGCCTCGTAGGTGATGCCCAGGCCCGCCGCGATGGCGCGCAGGCCCGCGCGCATGAAGGGATCATAAGATGTGACTGTTGGCGGGCTGGTGAAGGTTACGTCTTCATCGGTCCCCAGGCGCACCATCATACCCGGTGCAAGCTCCGCAAGACCGGGACCGTCTTTTGCCGAAGTGCCGTCGCCGCCGGAAATAATCCCCGCCAAAAGAGCCGCCATTTTCTGTTTGACGATCTCCGCTTCCTGATAGTCCTGCAGTTCGGCAAGTTTCAGCGCAACCGGTGCAAACCAGCTGACGCCACGCAGCTGGCCGGGCCGATCCGGCCGCCGAATATGCAGAACGTCGTCAGCGGTGACGCGGGTTGTTTCCCGCGAACCCCGCCTGAATACAGACGTGCCCTTTCCGGGGTGTGTTTTCAGAAAGTGATAAGCGACGGGCGCGCCGGTCGGTCCGATCTCGATCCCGTCGACAACTTCGTTCTCACCATAGCTGGTGCGTGCTGTGTCCAGCTGGTCGGCCTCGATCAGTTCGATTTGAAACGGCAGAGGCAAGTCGCCCCGATATGCACCAGTGCGCCAGCGGCGCCGCACGAATATCTCGCCATCAATCACCACCGTTTTTGCGACCACGCCCTGAAGGCCAAGCAGGCTTTGTGCGCTGAACGTGTCCACGCTTTTGCTCAAAAGGTGCCGGTTCACCAACAACGTCGCGCTGTCTTTGACTGCTTGGTCCTCGGCCTCGATCGAAGGCACGATCCCTGCCCCGACCACATGCCCCGCAATCACGGTCTGCGCCCGCGCCGCGAATTCCCTGTTGCGCACCAGCTCGCGCGCCACCTGACGAAGACGCGCGCGATGGAACCGCGACGCCGTGTCGGCGTCCGTTGCCGGAGCCTTCTGAACCGGGGCGCGCGCGCCATAGGTCGCCGCGTCATAATTCATCAGCGCATGGGCGCGCGTGCGGGCATTGATCCGCGCCAGACCACGTTCTGGCGCTATCGCCAGGATCAGCCGATCGATAGCATTGGCCATGTCAAAGCCCCCGCGATGTCAGGGGTATCGTGGTCTTGATCGCTGCGGTGGCCGATCCGTCGCGCTCGGCCTTCATCAGGCCAAGCGTGTCACGCATTTCAGCCAGGCTGCGGTATTTTACCCGTTCGGTGCCCTGCTGCACTTCAAGCACACCACGGGCAATCGCCGCCTCAAGGACGGTGATTTGAGCATCAGAAAAAGCCAAGGCCTATCTCCGCAGATAATTGATCATGATCGGTGCCGCAGTTTCGGGTGCAGCAACCGGTTCCGGCGCATCGTCTTCACGCGAGACTGCCCAGATATTGCCGGGACCGGGTTCCGCCCAGGCAGGTGGATTCGCCGGATCGATCCGGTGTGCGCCCTTGTGTTCGGCCATCGCGCGGCCTTGGACCGACAGGTCAAAACACTCGTTGCGGGTCTGGCCTGGACGCTTTTCCCAGGTTCCGCGTGCGCCGATATGTTCTGCTGCGAACTCCGCCAGATGTTCTTCGCTCATGCCGTCAACAAGATGCATCGCATTCGGTCCAGGCTCGCCACGGTTAAGCGCGGCTGCAACGCTGTCTTTCACCCGATCCACCGCGATGAACAGGATCTTTACGTTGCGGCCCTTGCCACCCTTGGCATCCCGCTCGGGCGCGGCATACCAGACACGCGCTGCATGTTTCCGGCCCGGCTCGCCTCGGGTGACAAACCAGCGCCCCGATTCACCGGCCTTGCGGCGCGCGCGCCAGAACGCGGCGGCGTTGTCCGAAACCCCGGCCTCGCCCTGATAGTCAACGCCCAGAAAAGCGGCCTTCAGCCCGTAATTCTGGCCAGTCACCGGCCAGACCTTTTCGCCCAGATCCAACAGCGCGTCCCAATCCTCGACATAGAGCGCTGGCTGAATCGCGCGGCCCTCAGAATTCGGGGAACTGGCGGGCGGCGCGATCAGGTCGAACCGGTCGATCACCGTGCATTCAAGTCGCTCGCCCCAGGCGATGATCTGCACCGGGAACCGTGATTTCTGAACATCGACCGAAACGGTGATAAAAGAGGTGCCTGCCGGAGCTTCCTTTTTTGGCCAGCCACGAAGATTTTTACGCAGCCCTTCCAGCGTGATCTCACCTTCTTCGGTCAGCGCGCGTGGCGTGTGAGGCCAGCCGATATCGGTGTAATTGCACATCGCAAGGTCGGTATCATCGCCATCGGCCTCGGCACGCACCCTGGCGCTTTCCAGGTTGGTCACGATTTCCGGCCAGCTGGCGAAGGACGCCGCCGCACCGTCCAGCCGGTAGCTGGCAATGTCCGTGGCGCGCAGTGCCGCATCATCGATCACGACCAGCGATCCGTCCTCGGCCTCATGCCGCCAACCGCCATTCCCTTTTAGCGCCGCCCGGTTCATCTCGGCCTTGTGGCGTGCGGCCAACAGCGATCCGCAATGCGGGCATTGCATCTCAGCACTGGCGCCAGCGGCGCCGGGCGCCAGCCCCTTGGCATAGTGCAACCGATCAACGCGCGGTTCATAAAGCCCGACGCAATCGCGGCACTCCCAATACCAGCGCCCGCGCGAGCCCTGATTGTAAAGCGGCACAACACCGGCAGCGACCGGCGGCATCATGTGCGGCGCATCCTCGGTCGGGCGCCACCCGGGATCCGTGACCGGCCAGGCCGGGGTGCTCTCAGCCAGAACACAGCCCCGGCTCATGAAAGTCTTGATACGCTGGCGCGCCATCCGAAACGGTGTGCCCTCAGGATTGTCCTTGCCGCCCAGCTGCACCGGGAAGTGATCGTAATCGGTGCAAAGCACCATGCGCTGGGTGCGCGAACTCAGCTGCCGGGCGACCGGATAGCCGACGGTCACGCGCATCCCCCTGAACCGTTTTCGCGAAAACGTGCTGTCATCGCGCCCCTTGCCGATCAGATCAAAGATGCACGGCGAGTTCTCGATCGTTGGATCCAGCTTTTCCTCGACCCAGGCATCTGCATCCGTCTTGGACATATGGATAATCTGAACCGGACCAGGATCAGAGGTGACGGCATGCATCGCTACGGCTTCAAGCATTTTCGATTTACCCGATTGCGACGGGCCCACAAAAACCACTGACTTGAACCGGCGCGACTGCGTCATGTCGGCGGGCTCGACCATGTAGGGTGTGACGTTGCGGTCAAAGGCCTGCCAGACCCCGGCAACATCGATCCGCATGAACCGCTCGGCGGCATCAGTGACACTGATCGCCGATGGCGGATCCAGCAGCGGCAGGGCATCGGCCAGGATTTCCCGTCCGCTCACGAATGGGGGCAGCGGTGTCAGTGCCGCCGCCCTGGAATTGTCTGCCATCATCACAGCGGCAACGCCTCTTGTCTGGATGGCAAGTCGGTGATCTCCGCATCGCCCAGCCGCGCCCGCGCGATCCGCGCTTTGGTCTCTTCCAATGCGGCGTTGCAGCGTTTCTCCAGTTTGACGACATCAGCCGGTGGGAGGCCAAGTTCGCGCTCCGCAAAATCCGGCAGCGTCACCATCGCAAGCCGGAAATCGACCAGCAGCCCCTCGATCAGATCCTTGACCTGACCGGTTGCGACATAGTCGCCGCGCCGCTTGGCGGCATCGGCACGTTTGATCTCGGCCTCGGCCCATCGCTTGGCATCCTCCGGGCTCATCCCACCTTCGGTGGATGCCTCGTCGCCGAGGTTCAAAAACGCTTGTGCCGCGACGGCGGCGATCCGGTCGCCCTCGGCCTCGGTCCGGGCCTTTTCGGCCAACTCGGACTGACGCCAATTCCAGCATTCGGACAGATGGAATTCATAGGCCCGTCCGTTGTCGCCCTTGGACGCCACAGGCATTTCCTTGCCAATCCAGGTGGTGATTGTGTTTTCAGACACACCGAAGGCGCGCGCCAGCTGGGCACGATTGAGGATCCCGTCCTCGACACCTTCAGGCAACGGATAGCTGGTCATGTGACCTTTCCATCAAAAACAACAGGAACCCGAACCAACCCCGGTTCGAAAAATCCCTGTAAAAAAAACACCGGGGCGCGAATTACCCCCGTGCCGATTGAGGCCAGGAAGGACCCAAAGGGCCTTTCCGGTCCGTTTAGCGGCTCGTGGCGAGCGCGCGTGTCATGGCCCGCGCGAACTCTACCGGGAAAACCTGATCGGCACGGCGTTCACCTGCCTTTGAGAATGGCAGGCGTCGCTGATAACGAGCCGAACTTTCGTATGCGATCAGCAGCTTGACCTTGTTCTTGCCAAGCCGCCCTCGTTTTCTCTGCCAGATGCCGCCGACCCCGCGCACCTTTCCTGAGAAGGTGTCGGGGCGTGCGAGCAACCGGCGCAGCGTACCGCGTGGCATGTTGCCGTATTTGTTGCGGCGCTGACCCACCGGGATTGGGATTGCCCGCCCCTTTGGCAACCGAACGCCACCCGTGATCTGGCGTTTCAGATACCCCGCCTGAACATCCTTGATCCCGACCTCTGCCTCAAGCCGCGTCCTGGTCGCCCCGCGCATGTAGATGCCCCGCTCGGTGAAGGGCGTCGGCTGGTCAAGACGGCGCGGCAGTTCGGCACGCTCCACCTCTGCGGCCTTCTTTGCCGTTTCCGTCAAACCGAGCGCCATGGCGAATGGCAGTTGGCGTTCAGCAGCGATTGAAAGCTCGCGCTCAAGATCGGCAAGGTTTTCATCGATTTTCAGCATTCGATCCAACTCTGACTTGTGTTGCGCCTCGTCCCGCCGCACCATCGCGCGAGTTTGTTTAGGTGCGAGGCCAAGATGCGTATTCTCAGACTTGCCGTTCTGGCCCTAGCGGCCATTGTCTTCATCATCCTGTTCGCGGTCATCCGAACCACTGAAAGCCGTTTCGATCAGGCAAGCTATTTCAAGGATGCCGATCCGGCCAATCGGGTCTTTGTCTTCGTTGCCTTGGCGCCAATAACCACCGAAGAGGTCGAGACCCACGCCAAAGGCCTGATGAACACACCAGGTCGCTTCACCGCCGCGTATTATTTCGACCAAGGTGCAGCGCCATCAAATGCCGACCCTGTCACGTTGGCCCCGGACTATGTGAGCGCGATGAACAAGATGTTCACCGAGGCCGCCCGAGGTTGGCGTTGGCGTTACGTCATGGGTCCGCAAGGGCAGACCGAATTCATTGATTGCGGGGCTGACGCGCCCAGCGACGATCTGTGCAAGTGGTAGCCTGATTTCGGGTTGCGGCGACGATCTGCTGCCACTGACCGCCGCCGCTGGGACTGGGCGCCACCTGGGGGGATGTCTGCTCGCGCCCAATTTTGTACCGTACCAACGCAAAACGCCCAGACCTTGTAGGATCCGGGCGCATTTGGTGATTATGTCGAAGACATTGCATATCTGCATGTTAAGCGTCAATCCCCTTTTTGCGCCCCCGCTCAAAAACAGGCTGTCAGGCGCTCTAGGGCCGCCCACAGGGCGCGGTAAAGCGCATTTATGTTTTTCCTATCCGGCCCCCAGCCTCGGGCGTCTAGCGCACCCCTTAGCGATTTCCCTTGGACGCAAACCATATCGACCAGATCGCGATCGAATATCGGTTGCTTGATCACGACGCCGCCGCCTGCCCGCTGCGACGGCCGCTGCCGCCGTATTTCCTTGGCAATTCCCGACCCGATCGCCCGGTGGCATTGATCCAGCTTTTGCCGCATGGCCAGCATCCGTTCCAGGACGTCGCGTCCACCACAACCGCCACCGGCGCTGTCATCGCGAAAGGCGCTTGAACATTTCAAGCCACTCGCCTGGTGCCGTTCGGTTAGTTCGGCATAGGCGCGCGCCGCATTAATCTGCCGATCAGTGAAAGGTTCTTTGGCCCCGGCCTTGGTGATCGCAGCGTTGATCTGATGAAAGATGTCCGCCACCTGTAGTGCCTTTCGGCCCTTGTAGCCCCGATCGATCACGGCGGTGCCGTTGCTGCCAACATTGACGATCCGGCTGGGCACGAAAGCCACCGCCACACCGCGCGCCGGGGCAATGGCGATGATCTCTGGCCCGCAGCCGTCTGGCGCCCGTCCATTGTCCATGACCCGATCCATCGCGGTGCGCGCGACTTTCAGGCGTTCGGTCGCCCGCTCCTGTCGAGTATCCCTGGTCATTTTTCCTGCCTCACACCATATTTTGTGGGCGACTTTATCGCCATGACTAAGTCTTGATTCCTGGATTCTTCGGGTGGGAACGTAGGGAAGGTAGAGCACCAAGAAATGCTTACCCTCCCATGATTTCCACTCATACAAAGCACTGTTTTTATTATTCTTTCTTTCATCCGTGGGAAGGTAGGGAGCGTAGGGAAGGTGATTGCTGGGTCTCTGAAAGAAACCCGGCCTATCTGATGCACAACCCAGACCCTTTCGCGCGCGCGTGTATGTAGGCGCAAATTACCCTCCCTACGTTCCCTACCTTCCCTGACGATGCCGCAACCCATTGAATTCATGATGCTTAGCCCCCTGACCCCTTGAACACCTACCCTCCCAAACCGACCGCCTACCCTCCCTTCATTCCCGTTGTTCGGCATTATCGGGGTCCGGGGCATGCGAGGACGCGACGCCCAAAGGCCGCCCCTGATGGTCGCGTGGCGCGTCGCGAAAGCGCCGACCGAACGCATCGGTGAATTTCAAACCGGCATAGAGCGAGATCGAGGCCTTGCCCTTTTCAAACTGGCGCCCGGTTTCAGGGTGGCGCCAGTGGCGGGATTTGGCCGCGATCTGCTTGGCAAAGGTCGTGGGCTTCCAGGCAGACAGGCCCCGTTCCATCAGGTGGTAGTTGAAGGCGTCGCCCAGTTCCTTGCTCAAGATCGTGTCCGAGAATTCGCCGGTGATCACAAAGCAGGATGTCAAGAATGCCCCGATCGGGTCGCTTTCCTCGCGGAATTCGCGGGTGGCTTCGATAACGTTTTCAGGTGGGGCCAGCCCACCTTCCAGATAGTCCATCAGCCCCTCGCACAGCCAATTCAGGACGCCCGATCTCTCGATCCAGAGCTTCTTTCCAAGGTCGGGATCGCGTTCGGTTTCGGGGATCTGGATGTCAAACGGCACCAGCATGACCCGGCGCCAGATGCCATCATCCGTGCCCCGGATCTCGGGCTTGTGGTTGCCCGACATCGTCAGTTTGAAGATCGGTTTGACCTCGATGAAATCGGAATGCAACGCGCGCACCATCAGCGGCTCACCACCGGTCAATTCCTTGATCAGCCCTTCCTGCAGGCGCTGGCCTTCGTCTGGCTCAGACGTGCGCACAGACCTGGCACCCATCAGCGGGATCAGGTCCGGCGTCGCATCGCCGCCACCGCGCCGGGCATTGCCGGTCAGGGTTTCGATCCGCGCCGTGGCGGAATAGTTGCCGAGTATTCGCGCCATCAGATCGACCAGAACCGATTTGCCGTTGGCACCCGAGCCGTAGAAAAATGCCATCTTCTGATCACCGGTCAGCGCGGTCATCGACAACCCGAACCAGCGTTTCAGGAATTCGCGCATTTCGCGATCCGGATGGATTCGGGCCAGAAATTCGTCAAACATCGGCGATCTGGCTTCGGGATCGTGATCGACCGGCATCATCTTGCTAAGGCGCTGATCGCGCGCGTGCGGCAGGATCTGCATTTCGGCCTGCTTGCTGGCGCCTTCGTCGCTGAGATCAAGGACGGAAAACCGCAACAATCCCGTTGCCGTGTTTACATCAAGCGGCCCGGCGTCCAGCGCATCATAGGGCACAGCCAGGCTGGTCTGGCTTTCGGTTAGCATGTGGCCCAGCGGGCCATTGTTGCCCGCGTTCTTGGCGTGCGTCAGGCGGCGACCGATCAGGCTTTTGTGGTCTTTCAAAAGGGCCTCAATCGACCGCAGCCGCGCTGCGATGGTGCCGACCTCTTCCTGATGATTTTCGGCGCGATCCGCCTCTGGAATCTCTACCAGATCCAGCCGGCGCTTTCGCAGGCGCCGCTCTTCGGCGATCAGCAGCACGTCCTTTTTCGTTGGCCGGATATGCTGCGTTTCCTGTTCGATCAGGGCGGCAATGCGCTGCGCGCGCGCTCTTACCGCCAGCTGATCGTCATCCTTTTCCCAGACTTGGCCAGACCAGGTGAACCAGCCGACGCGCGGCACAAACAGAACATCGTCGCCGAAATGAATGACAAAGCGCTGTCCATTGCCAAAATCGTTCAAGGGCTGTTCTGCGGCCCGCATGATGGGATCGTGGGGATCGTCAGGCGGCGGCGGATCGTCATCAGAAGGGGTGCGGGGCGGCTTGTCGCCACCGCCCGCCGGGCCCGATGCCACAGCCAGCGAAGGATCAGGCGCCACGTCCTGCAGATCCGCCGCCGTTGCCCGCACCTGCTCGATGGTGTCGCTCATATCCGCTCCTGAATAGGTGGGTCCGCTTCGACGCATTTGCGGCGCCGTAAGGCACTGCAAATACCTTCGGTCAATTCCTTGCCGGAACAGTGCCAACGCAGGTCGCGCACCATGTCGTGCATGGTTGAACGGGAATTAGCTGAAACCTGAAGCTGGCCACACATCTGCCAAAGTTCATCGCGCCACAGCATGTGAATCGCGTTTGCTGGCAGCGGCTGCTGCAGCGTAAAATCGAACGCCTTCCATTGTCCCAATCCAAATCGGAATTCTCCGGATTCGGGTTCTGGCCAGACCCAGCTTGAAAGATTGTGCCTTGGTATTTCCGGCGGAAGTTCATAGCAAAACGGCGCTCCGTCCCGTTCAAAATCAGCGACGTTTGGGTTGCCGATTTCTTTCTCGGCCAAAAACTTGCGATGAAAGGCGCAGATAGCGTGGTGCGCAACGCCCTGCATTGCGGCGATCTGCGCAGGCGCACGGTCCAGCTTGTCCTTTTTGCTTTTAATTTCGACCGCAATCAGTTCGGATTTCCCGACGCTCAGCAGATCAATCCGGTTGCCACCTTGACAGACGTTGATTTCGTGAATGATCCGGTGATCCGGTCGCATCTGGCGCAACCGGGTCACGACCGGCTCGCGAATATCCGCCTCTGCGGGACTACGATACGCCGGCATCGGAATTTCCCATCAAAATGTCGTTCAGATCCTGCCCCTCTGGCACCTGCCAGATCTGGCCGCACAGGCCGGGGCGGCGCGCCATCGCGCGTTTCAAACCAGCTTCCAGCCGCGCCTGGGTAATCTTGCCCTTGGCACCGACATCGCCGTCCTTCACGAACACCAGGCGCATGACCCATTCGGGCGGCACAAAGGCGCGCGTGTCGCTCATGTCCGGCGTGTTGGAATAGCCACGACCGATGACCTTGCCCGACATGTTGCCGCGATCGATGCCGACGCAGAACGCCGCATCCGGGAATGCGCCCGACACCATAGCGGTCAGGCTGGTTTCAATGCCCTCGCCCATGACCATCACGTCGGCGGCCTTCGGGACGGACAGGCGGATCGTGCCGCCCTGCTTTGATCCCAGGCTTTTCTTGGCGTCGAATTCCTCGCCCGGCTTGCTGGTCGCGAATTCACCCTCGCGTACAATTTTGATCTTGCCCTTGGGCTGATCCAGATCCAGCCAGGTGCGGTGCACCCCGCCAAACGCCCCGCTGGGCTGGACGATCTTGGCCATCATGGCCGGACCGCTGTGGATCTGTACCCAGCCGGATTTGCCATGCTCCATGTATTTCAGATCGGGATGGAACCGTAGACAGGCGGGCATCACCGGCAGCAAATCCGGCGTGATGCCGCGCCGCGTCAGATAAGCGCGCACCGCAGTGCCTTCAGGGTCGACACCAGAACGCCAGATATCCTTGGCGCTGGCAATGGCACCCAGCCGCTTGCGCTCCGCGATCGCATCTTGCCGCCGCGCTTTTTCTTCCGCCCTACGTCGCCTGCGCTCGATCTCAGCCGGATCGGCCGGGGCATCGCCGCAGATCCAGGTCAGCGCGTCTAGAAAGTCCAGCTTCTCGACCGACCGCACCAATGCGATCTGGTCGCCACCGCTCAAGTCGCACTGGTGACAGGTGAATTGTCCGGTGGAAACCTTGATGTTGAACCGGTCATCGCCGCCGCAATTCGGGCAGGGTCCGACCAGTTCGCCAGATCGCCGCCGCATGTTGGTCAATGCCAACCGGTCGACCAGCCCAGGCACATCGGCCATCTTGGCCTCGGCAATCCGGGGATCCGGGGCGGATGGCGCGCATCGGGTCATCGCTGCCGCCCCTGTTGCCGGACCAACTTGGCGCGGCGGCGCTCAAAGGCGCCCAGTTCTTCGGCGGACAATGGCGCTGCAAACCGGTTCGCGATCGCCCATTGAACGCCGCTCAGTTCTTCCAGCGATCCTATCGAGGCGATCTTTTCGCTGCGATCCGGCGTCAACCGGCGCAGCTCTGTCATGTCAGGGCCAACGCGGGTCATTCCAGCCCCGCATCGGCGCGCTTTTGCCAGTCGTATTCGGCGGGTGCCGTCGTCACGGCGCGCGCCTGGATTTGAGGTTCAGGTGCTGGCGGCGCCGCCATCGCGCCGGATTCCACCGTTGCAGCTTCGGTGCGCTCTATTCCAAGGGCATCCATCCAGTCGCCCAGAAAATCGAGATAGGCCTGCCCGGCCGCCACCGCTGCCTCTTGCTGATCCGACACCCCGGCCAGGAAAGCACAGGTCGCCCGGCGCGCCGCATCATCACCGAGCGCCCAATCTAGCGCGCGCGTGGCCAACCCCAGCTGGTCGCGCATGGACACCTGGCCTGTCTTGGCCTTCAAGGCCACGGTCAGGGCGAACATGCCGAACGCGACGATGGGGCTGCGATCTGTCATCCCGCTGCCTTATCCAGCAACGGCTGTGGCGCTGTGTCATTGCGCAACCGGACCGGATAGTCGCCGGGCCGCGTCAGGGCGCGGCGACAGATCGGAATCCGAATGACCTGTTCGATCGTGCCTGGGATTTTCAGCCAGACCAGCCAACCATAGGCGGTGGCGGTCGATGGTTTCTTCCAGGCGCCCTGCCCGTCGTTGGCATTCGGATCCCAATAGTTCACATCGGGATCCCGCAGAATTCCGCGATGCATCACCACCCGCTCGGCAAACGGTATGTTGAAGGCGGGCGGCGTGTCGCGAAACAGGGTCTTGTAGCGCGCTGCGCCCTCGTCAAATGTCCGCCGCACCAGCATGGCAACGCCGATGCGGGCACGCCGCAAGGCCATGCGAATGAAGGCAGGTGCGACCTTGAAAGGCGGGTTGGTGATCACCCAGTCCACATCGGCCAAGGCCGGATGCATGTAGTCTAGCAGATAATCGAAAGCGCCGACCTGATTAGGCCAGCCATAGTCGAAGATGTCCGTGGCGATGACCTCGCCAAAAACCTCTGCCAGTGGCCGCGCCATATCCCCTGCCCCGCACGCTGGATCATGCACGACTTGCAGGTGCAAATCCTGAAACCGAGGCGCCAGACAATGGGTCAGCAGCGCCCGCGTGGCCCAGGGCGGCGTCGGAAAGAAATCCAGGCTGTCGGGCGGCTCATGGCGTTGTGCCATAACGGCATGGGATCTGTTCTGGCTCATGCCGCCGCTCCGGTGACATCAGCTCCCGCCCGTCCTATGTTAGGCACGGATTGAGATTGGGAGATTGACGGATGTTTTGGATTGTTTCGGTTGCCCTGATAATAGGCATTTTCGTTCTTGCCCGCGCCATGCATGTGCAGACCGAAAAAGATGTTCGCAAGCGAATGGAGCATTTTGAGCCAACCGAAGAACAGGTTCGATCTCGCGAATATTTTCGCGAAGCGCACGACCGGTTCAAACAGTCGGAGGATTTCCCGACCACAGAGGACGATGACGACTGGTGGAAGGTTGAAATTCCGGAAAACCGGCCAGCTGGCAAGTGGGTTAACTGGCCCTACCGTTCCGGCTGGCTGAAAGTCAAAGGCACGACTGTTTATGCCGACGAAATCTCTGAATTCGACGATTGGCTGTGCTGCTATGACCCAGCGTCCGACACATTCCAGATCGAACTTGAAAGAGACCCCGAAAACACCGCCGACCCCGATGCAATCATGGTGATTGCCAACTGCATCCGTCGCGATCAACCGAGTGAATTCATGCTTGGCTTTATTCCCAGCCATGCCGCGGCGTGGCTTGTCGTAAACTATCTTCCTGAAATTCCACTGGCGGCCGAGCTGAAAAGGTTTCAGACTGATGGAACCGCGGCGTCGATCAAAATCGCCGCTCTGATGCCGCCCGCCTCGCAAAGGCGCGAGTTCGAAATACCCTGAAAAACTTTTCCGAAAAACTTTTCCTGACCGCCCAGCCACTACGCAATATGTGCCCCCGCGCGGCATCAGGCTGCGATCGAGGGGCCGATATGGGCGGCAAAGGCTGCCGGGTCGGCGGTGGCGGCCAGCGCGACCCGATCGCCGGTCGGGCGGCTGATGCCCGTCAGCCAGTTCTCCGCCGTGCGCGGCGTCACATCGAAAAACACCGCAATCAGCGCCGGATCACCCCGGAAATGTGCTTTCAGAAATCCAGACCACTGATCCGGAAACATCGTCCGGTACTGGTCCGCGTTGAAAGCCCGGCCCAGCAGCGCCGAATGGTCCGCGTGCGGAAAAGTTTTTGGGAAAGACACTGCGGCAGCTCCTGTCTTAGGGTCCAGATGTGAAGAATGCTGGACTGATATCGCCTGCAAAGCAGTCATGCGGCGTTCGTCCTGTCGCGGATTTCCTGCCGCGCAGCGTGCAGTTGCGTATAGGTCAATTCGTGGCCACGATCCAAAGCAGCGGCAATCACATCCGGATCGCGATTTGCCGGAACTCCACGCTGTTTCCAACTGGCGACCGTCGGATAAGGCAGCCGAAGATCCCGCGCGAGGTCCGCAAGAGAAGGCCAAATTTCGAAAATCTCATCCATAACTGGCAGTCAATGCATAATGCATTATGCGTTGTCAATGCCTTTTGCATAACAAAATCAGCTAGACCGCTGATATGACCAACGCCAGTGACCGCCTTAAACATGCCCGAGAAGCCGCCGGATTTGCCTCTGCGCAGGACGCCGTAGCTCGGTTTGGCTGGAAATATCCTACCTATGGCGCGCACGAGAATGGCACACGCGGAATGAAGCCAGACGCCATCACGCGATATGCGCGGGCCTTTCGGGTCGACGAGTCCTGGATACAGTTCGGGCGAGGCTCTGGCCCGGATAGTAGCAAACCACCGACGCCACGTCCTACCGTTGATGATGCGCCGGGATTTAGTGAACCCGTCGCGGCACCGTTCGTGGCCTCATCCAGCACCGAGAAGCTAGCGTTCGAGGCCCTTGCGGCGCGATTGGTGCCGAACGCGAAGTCCACCGCACTTTTCAAGCTGAACGCCACTTTGCTTGATTTTGGTCTGCTGCGCGACGACATCCTGATAGTGGACATGAACCCGAGGCTTAGGGACGGCCAGTTGACACTGATCAATGTCGCTGATCCCGAAATTGGCGCAGCCCATACCGCCATCTGTCGGAATTTTTCACCACACCTTGTCTATTCTGCAGGCGAAACTCGCGAATTGCCGCCTCAAATGCGAACGGATACAGTCGCGATCCTTGGCGAAATTCGGGCCAGCTTCCGACCTGACAGCACCTGAACTTGAAAGGGCGATTCGCCTAAAACTGAAATTCCAGACAGGAATTATGCATTTTGCATTGACATAGTATAATGCGTTTTGCATAAGTTCCCTCCATCGCCACCCCGATGGAGCGCATACCATGTCCAACATCACCTTCCTGAACCCGGCCCAGCAGGCCCGCGTCCACCGTCTGGCGGCGCAACCGCCCGCACAGGCCCCCGATCCGCGTGACATGATCCCCGACCGGCTGCTGAACCGGCTCGCCATCCCGACCACCCAGCGGCAGCGCGGCAGTCTGGCTGACGATGAACAAATCCTGCTGGCGATGATCCTGCCTGATCTCTGCGGCGAGCTGCTGGCCTACCGGCTGGATGCTTTCGCCGCCCTTGGCCAAAGCGCCTTTGACTGGGGTTTTAATCAGATGCTGCGCACGCTGGCGGCGCACAGCCCCGAGCGGGACCAGGGCGGGATCAGCGCACCGCATCAGCTGCTGCTGGCCCTGTACCTGCCCGCGATCTGCCACGAACTGCTGGCCCACCGCCGTGCGGGTGGCCCCGGCGGGGCGGCGTGATGTCGGGAGTCACTGAAACCCGCTTGGACAACCTGGAAACTCAGGTGTGCATCGCCATAGGCGAAGCCGCTATGGCCGAAACGGCAATCACGGGTCTGGAAGCGCGTCTATCGCTGCTTGAAGAGCAGCTTTCACAGCTTTTGACCCAGCAGCCCGCAGCTGAGACTCGGTCTGATCCCCCGATGTATCCAGAGGAACCTGCGCCATGACGGTTCCGGTTCCCTCAACTCTATACTGGGCCTGTACTGTGTCCGCGATCAGATCAACTTTGAACGCGATTAGCTTTGCAGACATGAACATGTCTCCTTCTGGGTTTGTCTCCAAGGGGATGTGGCAGGTCGCGTCTTTGTTGGGCGCGGCCTGCACCTTTGTTGATACACCGATTCGTCGGCAGGCGCGCAGCTTATTGTGGAACCTGCGCCAGAAACCCCAACATCTTGGAGGCTACGCGTGATGGCAACCGCAACCGACCCACGCCTCGGCCCGTTTCTGGATCAGCTTCACCACCGCGATCTGAATGCGGCGGCATGGCAGATCCGACAGCATGTGATCGACAGTGGCGGCTGCTGGATGGAACCCGGCGAAGCCACCCACCTGTTCGAGATCAGCCTTTACGGCATCACCGATCGCGGCATGGGCCGTGACGAGGCGGTCGGCAACTGGATCACCACGGCGGACGACACGCTCATCCGCGCGCGCACCGCGTCCCTGCCGGACGGGATGGCAGCACAACCGGACGCCAATCTAATTGACGAAGGGATTTCAACATGATGGGACCGCTTGCTCAGGGAAACACACTGCTGGCCTACGCGCTGGCAGAGATCCATTCCGGACCCGGTACATACGCGGAAAACAGCCTGGCATGGGCGCGCCGCGTGCGGGCCGATACCACCGCCCACCCCGATACCATCCTGCGATCCGCTTGCGAATTCATCCTGCAATACAGCGACGACGCCCGCGAAAAGGCCAGCGCCAACGACCTGCTGGTGGTGATCCGGGCCGACGTCGCATGACTTTCCTCCCTGTCCAGCCGTCGCATCGTAAGACCTGTATACCTGGCGCGGCTGGCGGTACTGGCCGGGTGCCCGTTCTGTCTTTCTCGGGCACCCGGCTTTTTTCTTTCCTGACGCGGCTGGCACGCGGGCGCGCCTCCAGCCACCCAAAACCACCACTCACAACAAACGCGCCCGCAGCTTTTCACTGCCCGCTCTGGCCAGGCTGCCCCTGCCCCGCCGGCACCCACCACCCGGATTGTCCGGGCCTGAGAGGACAATTCTGATGCCGGATATTGACCCCGCCGCTGCCGCGCGGATTGACCGAACCTTGCAGCGCATCGCCAGCGGCTTGTCATCCGGCCCGGCCCTGATGCCCTTCGCCGCCGCCCGCACTCTGCACCAGCAACTGCTGGACACGCGCGAGGCGGAACACATCCACCGCGACGGCGCGCGGCAGTTCGTCATGCACGGCATCGCCGTCGCCTCCGAAGGCCTGCCCTACGCCGATCTGATGAACTGGCACTCCGCCGGCCGCGCGGCGCTGAACGGCGGTGCGGCATGAAGCAGATGGCCCACAAGGCGCGGATCCCGGCGGATATGCTGATCCGGGAGTGGCCCAATGCCTAAGCGCGTTCAGATGACCCGCCAACGGCCATGGCGAAAGGACCATCCCAATGCCGTGATCGTCGCTCGCGGGCCGGGCGGAAGGTATGGCAACCCGTATCAGGGCACCGGCAAGAACCCGAACCGCGCCTACCTGGTTCAGCTCTATCGTGACTATCTTGCCCGCCCGGAAAAGGCTGAGCTGGTCGCCGCTATCAAGGCGGAGCTTCGCGGCAAGGATCTCGCCTGCTGGTGTCCGCTGGATGAACCCTGTCATGCCGACGTGCTGCTGAAGATCGCGAATGCCGACAGCTAAGCCCTGCCTCGGCTATCCCAGCCGCTCCGACGCCGTCATGGCGCTGACCGAGGACGGGTTTTCCGACCATCAGATCGCCCGCAAGACCGGCATACCTAAAAAGAACATCGGCGCGCTCCGGATCTCTGCGCAGCGAAAGCGCGAAGGCCTGCCCCGCCGTGCGGCGGATGAGGATGTGCGCACCGTCCGTGTGCCGATCGAGACCCTTGATCGCCTTGCGCCGGCGGCGTCGGAACGCGGCATCGCGGTCAACGCCCTTGCCCGGTGGCTGCTGGACGAAATCACGGAAAGCGACCTGGTCGACGCGGTTCTGGACGATGGGGTCGTAGATGCCTGACGACAGCCGCCCTCATCTCTGTACGATCTGCGACGCCCTAATGGAGAATTTCCAAGGTGCCGAGGGTGAACTGATGATCGATGGCGCGCGCGTTCCGTTCGCGCATGTATGGGTCTGCGGGCTCGCCGCCGATGACGGGCCACCCTACCACGGCCCGCTGATCGAATTGCGCCTGCCCGACGAGGTAACGGGACACGCAGCTCTGCGCCGGCTCGGGTGGAACGGCGATGCCTGACCACGATCGGCTGCGCGGTTGCGACCTGGTCTGTCCCTGCGATTTCGACGGGCCCTGCCACGCTGACGTGCTGCTGGAACTGGCCAATGGTGGCACCAATGAGGAAGCATCATGCCCGCGCCCGCTGTAACCAAAGCCGCCATCCAGCGCGCCATCGAGGCCACCAAGGCCGCCGGCCTGACCCCCAGTGCCGTCGTGGTCAGCAAGGACGGCACGGTGCGCGTCGAAACCGTAACACCGGAAAAAACGGTGGACACCGACAAGCCGGCCGCGCAAGTGTTGAAACCCAAGAAATGGGCAGCAAGGTGAATGGGGTGCGCGTCGATTTTCCGGGCTTTTTGATCGAGCGGAACCGCAACGGTTCCAAGCGCTACCGCGTCCGTGTCGAAGGTGACAAGCGCCGGAAATTAACTATCCCGGTCGGGCCGGAGCATGCCGATTTCGCCAACTACTACCATGCCGCACGCGCCGGCGAGGTCTGGACCCCGGCTCGATCGGCGGTGGCCGAACGATCGCTCGACTGGCTGGTCGGGCGCTACATGGAATTCCTCGAAAAGATGGTCGACGCCGGGCAGATGTCTCCCGCAACTTTGAAGCAGCGGCGCAGCGTCCTTTCGCGGCTCTGCGACTTCACCGACCATGAAGGTACCCGCTACGGCGCTTGCGACATGGATGCGCCCACGGCGGCCTTTGTGACTATCCGCGACGCCTGGGCGAACCGGCCCGGCGCCGCCGACAACCTGATCAAGTCGATCCGCGCAGTTTATGCCTGGGCAATCGAGCGCGACGAGATCTCGCACAACCCGGCCGCCGGCATCGCGCCCATCAACCGCAACCCCAAGGGCGGCGCCACGCCTTGGACGCCGACCGACCTGAAGGCCTTCAAGAAGACCCACCCCAAGGGCACCACGGCTTATCTGTGGTTGACCCTGCAGGCCTTCACCGCCTGCCGCATCGGTGACGCGATCTGGCTCGGCCGCGACCAGGAAGTGACACACCAGGGCCAGACCTGGCTGGAATGGCAGCCACGCAAAAAGGGCTCGGCGCCTGTATCGATCCCGATGCTGCGACCGCTATTCGAGGCGACCCGGGCGGCCAGGATCATCGGTCCCGCCTATGTCCTGAACGAAAAGGGAAAGCCCTTCGCATCCAGCGAAGCACTTCGCGTTCGGGTCCAACGGTGGTGCGCCGCCGCTGGTCTGACCGGGCGTTCCTCACATGGTGTCCGCAAAGCCGTGGCAGAATTGATGGCCGAATCCGGCGCCAGCCAGCACCAAATCATGGCGGTGATGTCCCACACCGAGGCGCGGACATCCGAGGTCTATACAAAAGGGGTTCAGCGCCGCCTCTTGGCCGCTGATGGCATCCAGGCATTGGCGGCGCTGGATTGGTAA